CTTCCAATGAGCTGGAATGCAGTCTGAAGATCTATCCTGTAGGTAGAAGCCAAACCGATTGCTGCTTTCTGTACACGTGGAAGATCCTCATCTGCGAACTTCCCTACATTTTGGGCGAGTGCAGTTCCTGAGATGATCGCCTCGTCTCCATATCGTGTGACTTCCTGGAAACCGGCAGCGTAATTTTTTAGTTTCGCAAAATTGTTATCTACTTCGAGTCCGGTATTTCGGAGCGCTGCACGGAGCGAGTACTCAGCATCTTCCTGGATATTGGATTTGTCTGTGAGTCCCGAAAGTGCTCCAGACACCTGACCAACTGCCTGAGTGAGTCCCGTATAAATAAGAGACAAATTCCCAAGTGTGTCGAGTGCATCGCCTTCAGCGTTGATTGTCAGCGTTTTTTCATCCGGAATAGATTCTATTGCTGCTTTTACATCTTCCACTTCTTGTTCTGCCTGAGAACCATCGCCGGTGATCGTGGCTTCACCTTCAATGCCGGAGATCGCTGCTTCAGCTTCATCAGCAATTGAGTCCAGCTCAGAGAGATCAGCTTCTACCTTGACACCGGAGAGCATATCCTGAAACTGAGAAGAGAAGTTCTCTCCAAGACGCAGAGCGCTCTTGAGTCCTTCCTTAAAAGGAGTAAGGTCGAGTTGCAGTTCTATTTTCAGATTAGCCATAATGTCCTAAATGGTAGAGGGCTTCATCGAGGTGCATTGATCCTGGATCATGGAAGCCCAGCCGTGTCAATTTATGTTTAAGTTCCCAGAAGATGTTGTATCGGGGCTTTTCGCTTTCTTCTCTGGTGTCTCCGATTTCTTCTGGGTTTGTGGACGCACCGCCAAGATACTGAACAGCCCTGCGGACTCTGCGCCCATTTCTGTAAAAAAATCTTTTATGATCTGCCCCACCTCTAAAAACTTCATCTTACCAAAATCATCATCGGATTGTGTAACGATCCTGCAAAATTCTACCAGCTTCTTTTGACCAACAAAAAACGATATGATCTCTGACATATCACCTGTCAGCTTCTTCCCGATAAGCAAACCCTCTGCGCCCACCTCTTCAAAAAGATTCCAGACCTCAGCGAGTGTATCGAGGTCTGTGTGTACAGTGTATTTTTTATCCATGACACCTCTAAAATAAGTACGTTAATCCTACCCCCACCGAAGCATCTGAGATCGCTCCCAGGTTGAGATAGAGGTTATCAAATATCCGAGGGAAACCTACAAGCACACCAAGACCGAGCATCGACTTTTCTCCAAAATAAAGCGACGCATGCATACCAAATCTGACCGAGGGTATCTCTGGTATCTCAATACGCGGGATCCGCTCATAAACCTTGTATCGGTCAATTTCAAATGTATTGTCGATCATGTTGTACCTGATATTGATCTTATAATTATCAAATTCGTAGGGAATTTCAGCGTAGAGAGAGTCGCCTTCTTGTACTTTTGTTCCCATTGTTGCAGGGAGATGACGCCCATCTCTTTCGTGAGTAAGAATAGGATAGAGTGTATCTTTTTTATGTTCACGGAATCCTTCGGGTATGGGTATCGTATCCCATACAATACGAAGATCCGGCACAGTTACCTCATGCTCTTTTGAGGATACATACCAGCCTGCTCCAAATCCAACAGCAAGGATCAGCAGTCCGGATATGATCGTACTCAGAATGTTCTTCATTTGCTCTCTTTCTTTTTTGCAAATACATCGATCAGTTTTATTAAAAACTTACCGATCGAGTTCGCTGCGAACATACCGGCGACACAAATGATCAAATAGGCAACAACAAACTGGTTGAAGTATCCTTTAATCATGGCAAAGATGCTGATAAATGCAAAACAGACAGCGCATACGCTGCCAAAAATAAATTCGGAATAATCTTCTTTTTGCCAGAATTTCATATCAAAAAACTCCTTTGAGTGCTGCGCCGATAACGCTAACCGCCAAAGCCCCGATGCTGGTCCATAGCCACCAGATCGACTTACGATTGCACTTGATATTATCCTTATTTGCCTCTGTATCCTTAATGACCGTATCGACCTTCTTTTCCATACAGACGAGCTTTTGGTATATGTCTCGGTTGGTAACACGAACAAAGGTTTTATCTCCGTTTTCGTCAGGCATTTTCACTCGCTCCATTTTGTAGGGGAAAAGCCCTCCCAGCAAAAAACCAAGAGGGCTTTCGTATTGCTATAAATGTATTATTCGGGTGGTGTAAGGGTACCATACCAGATATAATCTCGGAATGCTGTCAGATTCCCCTGATCAACTTCAGCAGCGAGACGGAGTATTCTTTCTGCATGCTCGCCGTCCACATTCTTTTCTTCGATCTCAAGATAGCAGTCAAGCACGATCACGTGCTTTACATCTTTGGCATCGTCAAAGAGCACATCGACCTTTGCTCCCATTAGAGATTCAATGTAGTCCTGGTTCGCTTCAGTTACATTAATAAGCGGGATCTCAACTTTTCCATCATACACGGTTGTCTTAAACCGTCCGCCCGAGACAGGTACTTTTGTCTTTGGCGTCATGGTAACAAGCGCAGCATGATCTTTGAGCACACCGATCGCTACAGGGGTTCCTTCTCCGTCAAAGGTTCCAAGGAGAGTATCGTAAGCTTCCTGTGTCGTTGGCGCCGTGTATGCTGCTTGGGCGCGCATATAGACATTATATCTTTTGGTGACAAGCCCGGTTGCTCCATTAACAGGATATTCAGGCATTATGCCTCCTCTTTTTTATTCGTTTTGCCCGACTTCTTACTTGAAGAGCGACGGGTACTTTTTGGAGCACCCGTCGGCTCGTTATCAAGAGGTGGGATGTCAAGCTTAGGTTTTGTATTGGGGACGACTTCAGCAAGGTTAGACTTATCCACAAGGTAGTCCTTTTCCACTTTGGTAACAGATATAATGGAACCTCTCGGCTTGCCTTTATACCCAGTACCTATGAGTCGTATTTTTATCATGATGAACCTCAGTGCAACGTCAGATAGATTGTGATATCAAAATAGTCAGTCGTCACATCAGACGCATCGTAGTAAATGTATAGGTATTTATTGAGTGGATACGAGTCCGTTCCAACCTTTAGCTGCTGCACAGTTGTCACATCATTCGCAGATAAGGTCTGTGTAATTGTCTGGAGCGGAGATGCGAGCTGTGTAATAGTTAGAGTACTGTCCTCGACAGCGCAGGATGCAACATACACTTTTGCTGATTTTGTCGTGTCTGCAGAATCCGCAGGTGTGGTTATATGCGCCTCAATAATTGCTTCTGTGATCGCAGGATTACTGAGATCATAGATCGCATAGAGTGTCGTGCTCACATCATCAAGGGAATCCAGTTCTGCAACGGTAGTAACATACATGATCATTTCACCGCTGAGTGGCTCGAAGTTATAGTCTTCGTTCTGGATCGTCGGTTTGGTCGCTGTAAGACCAAAAAGTGAAGCAGTAAACAGCATAAAGATCGAGAATATAAGTATTTTTTTCATCTGTCCTCCCTATGCGTTGTTATCACGCATGCTTACTGCGTAGGTGTCAAATTGAATGACGCCACCGAACACACTGTAGATATTGAGGTAGTCAGAAGCAGCTCCGGCAGCTGGCTGGCTCTTGACGCCGAACTCTTTTTGGCGACCGAAGCCGTATGCGAGTTTAGAGTAGAAGAGCGAGACGTAGCGGTTCTGTGTGCCACTTTCAAGACCGGCAGAACTGACTTCCGGCATGTCGCTATACAGGATCACATCAAAGCCGAGACATCGACCGATGATACCCTCTTTCATAGCAACGGCATCGGAAATCTTATCCCTGCTGATGAAGGAATCGATCTCGTAAAGATCTGCTTCGTGCTCTGCATTGACCACACAGGTTCGTCCCTTGAGGGGAGCGCCGGCTGCATTGAGTGTTTTTCGCGCTGTGAGAAAATCAGTTACGCTCAGGTTATCATCAACAGTATCTGCAAGAAGAAGTCTATTGCTGGCATTTAATCCTGCGATCAAAGCGCTGATGATGTAGGCATCATACTTATCAAGCAGACCTTCCTTTGCATTATCCGTGTACAGACTCAAGAGATCGAGGTTTGACTGTGCGTTCTCAATATCACTCAGAATCTGAGGTACGCCGTACTTCTGATCAAAAGCGATCTGTACATATGATTTTGTCGGGTTGGTAAATGACTCGTCTGCGATGGGCATGGATGCAGCATCTACGGCAGTGAGGGTTGGTCCGTTGTAAGCATTTACCTGCTTACCAATGGTGAGTGGTGTATAGTCTGTAATCGTGTTGAGAATGCGCTGGTTAGTCTTCAGCTCGTTGACCATCTGCTGAAGTGTTTTGGAAGCCCAAAGTCCAGGATAAAATCCGCTCATAGGGCACCTCCTCGTTCGATGTAATTGTCATAAAGCTTTTGAAAAAGCTCAGGTTGATTGGTTTTGACCTCTTCAAATTTCTGGGGGTCATTGAGAAGATCCTCGTATTTTACTCCGGGGGTTTCTTCTTCCTTGATGTCTTTTTTACTAAGATCAACGGGAACGGCAGTTTTCAAGAAAGCGGTGAACTGCGTGTCATCAAGACCGATCGCAAAATCCTTTTGGGATGGCAATATTTTGCCGTCTGTGATCGCCTTATCAACAGCATATTCGCGCTGCTTTTTCGAGAGTGCTTCATTATCAGATTCAAGATCAGCTACCTTCGCCTGTAATTTTTCAACGGCAGCGATGGCAGCACTTTCGTCTACTGCATCGAGCAGTTTTAGAAGTTTCTCCATTTTTTTCTCCTCTACCTCGCCACTTTCATTTACAGGCGGGTATATTTTATTCTCAAAAATTATTTGTTTTGGTATGTTTTTAAATTGTTTCCAAATGTTACTATCAGGATCAGCGCATGCAGCTGCCTTAAGAGCAGAAGTAACCTCATCCACGAAACCAAGATCCTTTGCTTCCTCGGCAGTAAACCAGCTTTCCTCATTCATGAGGTTGGTTATTTCTTTTTCATCCATCCTTGTTTTCTGCATGTACATATCTCTGATCTGCTGGTCGATTTTCTGTAAAACCTCGGATGTTTTATCGTGATCTTTCGATGTTCCCCAGGTCAAACCGCTGGCATTATGGATCATGAACATGGCATTTTTCGCCATAAAAACACGCTCCGCTGCAAGGGCTATAAAGCTGGCAGCTGATGCAGCAAGTCCGTCGATGTACGACTCGATGATCTTGCCTTTCTCTCGCTCTTTAAGAATCGCTGTATAGATCGCTATTCCCTCAAATACATCGCCTCCAGGTGAGTTGATATACAATGCGATAACATCCGCTTTGATCGCCTTGATCGCCTTAATGAAATCGATAGATGACACTTCATCATCCCATGTGCCGATCTCGCCATATATATAGATCTCTGCAACACCATCGGCTGCATCTTTGATACGATACCAATTTTGCTTTTTCATAGTGTCGCTTATATTTGAACCTGCGCACGTTAAAAGAAAAAGGGTAAAATTTTAACCCTTTTTCTTGTAAGTTTGACAAATATCTGACTTTATCTCCCTAAAAAAAGGAGCTCGTATGGCGTCAGTTCCACTGAACAAAATCCTCGATGCTATTGAAACCACATTAAATGGTTCAAGTATAGATTTTTCACAGGTCGAAACTTACGAAGGTCAGCTTGAGGATATTGAAAATTGCCTGATCACACCTCCCTCAGCATTCTATGAGATCGAGATGGGACGATCCGAATCGGAAAACTATCTCATCATAGACACAACACTCAATCTATATCTCTGTGCAAACCACATGAAGGGGAATAAACCAACCAGTATGTACACGATACTGTGGACACTTATCAGCGAATTTCATCAAGCTGCTATCGATGACTATTCATGTTTTTTCACTGGGTTTGAACGGCTTGGCATCTTCCCTGGATTCTGCGTATATCGGGCATCCTTCACACTAAAATACGAACCGGGGGCATGATGTATACAACCTACGCAAAAGTCACTGAGGAGCTTGGTCAAAACAGCACGCTCCTTCTCTCTGATCTTAATCAGGCTGCTGTTGAAGCTATTATCTCTGAGCAAGCCCTGGTTATTGACGACATGATCCAGCGCGTCGAGACAGTCCCGTTTGAGGGTGGATCGGTTCCGAACGTGATCCAGAATATCACACTGACCTTCGTCAAATACAAAATATGGACCAGAAAAGCACCAAGAGACATCCCGGACTGGCTTCAAAAAGAATATGACAACGCCTTCAAACTCATCAAAATGATCCAGGACGGCAAGATCTCACTCGGTACACTTACAGATTATTCAGACGATGAAGATGATCTCGAAGAGGGCGGACTCACAGAGAACCTGCGATGGGCTTCCAACGAAAAATATTTCACTGAGGATCTGTGATCTCAACTATCCCATCAGACATCCCTCCTGAGATGATGCAGGCGCTTGCAAACACGATCAGGGATCGAATACGTACCAGGATACGGCAGGGTAAGATCACACCAAAAACAGAGAAAGAGGGTAACCGTAGAACGCTGGTAAACTCTGGCAATCTACTGAACTCCATACAGGCACGTGTAGAGCAGAACTCGATCAATATCGGATCAAACCTTGCGTATGCCAGAATCCACCAGGAGGGCGGTACGATCGTTCCTAAAAAGGCAAAGTTCCTTGCAATTCCCCTGACAAAAGCAGCACGTGCATTGAATCCAAGAGACTTTGAGAACACTTTTGTCCGCAATGGGATCATCTTTATGAACCAGGACGGAAAAGCAGTTGCGTTGTATGCACTCAAAAAATCAGTCACGATCCCTAAAAGACCATATTTGTTTTTAGATAGCGCAGATAAAACGATCATTGCAGACCGTATCCGGCAGTGGTTTGAAGCTAAGGAATGAGGACACATGCAATATAGTAAAGAGTACATCGAAGGTATCCGGGACATCTACATCAAACCTCCCTATCCATCGATCAATAAAATATCTACGATGAAAAAGATATATCCAAAAACTGTGTACAGATGGCGTATCGAATATGACTGGGATCTGTATCTCATCGAGCAGGCGAAGACCATGTATATCGAGGGGCAGCAGTCCATAAAAGAGATCGCTCGTGTCTTGAGCAGGTCTCAGAAAGTCATCAGAGAGTGGAAGGATCAAGGGAAGTGGGATAAAGAAAAATTTATCATTGGTGGTATCGGGTTGAGTCGCGAACTGGCTAAGAAATTTAGAGAAGAAGTACAGACCGCTATCAACGAAGGAACGATTGCAGAACCCGGTGTCACAGACAAATTGACAAAATTACTAAAGGTGCTTGAAAAGCTTAGCCCACAGCGGGTTCAGTTATCCAACATATACCATTTTTTGAAGGACCTCACTGACTTCGTATGCACACTTGGAGACCGCGAGTTCTCAAAGGGATTCCAAAAATACCTGCCTGAGATCTCTGACTATTTGAGAGAGAAATATGCCGGACAATAAACTCACTCCAAAACAGTACGACCAGAAGATACTGGAACTTATCCAAACTATCCGTGATAACACTGCACCATTCCTTAAAGATACTAAAGAGAAGCAGAAAGAGCGTATCAAAAAGAGCATGGATGACCTCTTCTTTTTTGCAAAGACTTACTTCCCTCATTACATCACAAAACCTTTTGGACAGTTTCATAAGGAGATGGATGAGGCGACGAATAAAAAACAGATCATCGTTGCGATCGCCGGACCTCGTAAGCATGGAAAATCCGTACTGTTTGCGATCATCAAACCGATATGGAAGGCGCTTCGGGAGGACATTCACTTTCCTGTATTTGTCTCTGAATCACGTGATCAATCTGAGGAGCGAACCCTTGCGATCAAGCTGGAGTTCCTGCATAATAAGCGGATCATAAATGATTACGGCGAGCAGATAGTTTTTGGAACTGGAGAGGATTTTGATTTTGTGATCAGAAAAGGTGCACGGTTCCTTGCACTGGGATACAAAATGCCGATCAGATCTAAACTGCATGGTGCATATCGCCCGGATTACATTGTCATCGATGACTTTGAGTCTCACATGGCACAGAACCCGCGCATTGCACGTCAAAAGCTGGACTACGTTCGTCAGGAAGCATACGGAGCGCTTGGCGACGATGAAGGTCTGGTTGTATGGCTCGGCAACAGAACCCATAAAGAGAGTGCACTCTCCTTCTTTGCCAAGGCGTGTGAGGAAGAACAGTCAAAAGAGCTTGTCTACCTGGAATACAAAGCGATCAAAGATGACGGTACTCCACTGTGGACAGAGGGCTTTACATTGCATGATCTTTACCAGATGAAACGTGCAATGGGACGCGTCGGCTTTGAACGTCATATGATGATGAACCCTATTGTCGAAGGTATTATATTTAAGTCAGGCTGGTTCAAATATTATTATCCAAAAAAGGACAGCAGGTATGAGCGCATCGTAACCTATTGCGATCCTGCGATCGGAGAGAGTCATGCAAGCGATGACAGAGCGATCATTACACTCGGTTTCAAAGACAAACGATACTCTCTTATCGACTGCTTTTTGCGCAAATCTTCGCTGGTTGCAATGCTCAAAAAACTCTATGCCCTGGATCAGACATATGAGACCAGGATATATATGGAATCTAATTTCTGGCAGAAGCTTTTATGGGACTATGTGCAGGACCTCTCAGCGGAATATAAATACCTGCTCCCTGTTACCGGCGTTGAGAATAAGATCAAGAAGTCGGAACGAATAGAGGCTATCCAACCGCTCTACGAATGGGGATGGATATTGCACTATGATCCCAAAGATGAAGACCTCATCTATTTCGAGGAACAGCTCACTAACTATCC